CTCGCTGCTCGTACCGAGTTCGATGTAGTCGTTCGGAGCCGCCGTCGCCGTGGCGAGCAGGCGATACTGCACGGTCCGCATGAACTCGGTCACTTCGGCCCGCCGCTTCCCGTTGAAAGACTTGATCGCGCTCGACTCGTCGCAGACCACGCCGGAGAAGTCGTCCGGGTTGAAGTGGTGGAGCTTTTCGTAATTCGTGACGACGATGTGCGCGCCGGGACGAAGCTGGCCGGAGGACCGCGCCGCTTCAATGCCGAACTTCTCCGCCTCGCAAACGGTCTGCCGTCCGACCGCGAGCGGCGTGAGGATCAGCACGTTGCGATTGGTCTTGCGGACGACGTTCTCAGCCCACACGAGCTGCATCGGAGTCTTGCCGAGTCCGCAGTCGGCAAACATGGCCGAGCGTCCACGCTGAATCGCCCACTCGACCAGGTAGCGCTGGAATGGGAACAAGAAGTCTGGCACGTACATAGGCGCGAAGCCGAGCCCGTCGCCGAGTTGTCGCTTTCTGTCCAGAAAGGCTTCGTAGCTGATGACATTCATGGCCCCCTCCTCAGGCGGCTTGCGTCAGTCGGCGTTGCGGTAGTGGATGCTCAGGGCTTCGGGCTCGATCTTGAGCGCCTTGGCGACAGAGGCGAGGCGCAGCGGATGCGGCCTCGAGTGACCGGATTCCCAGTACTTCACGGCGTTCTCGGTGATCCCGAGCCTGGCTGCGAGTTGCGTAGCCGTGAGTCCAACCGAGATCCGAGCCGCGCGAATCGTCTGGGGGAGAGTCGTGGTCGCGGTGTCCATGAGTTGGTTTCTAGCACGGGCACAAGCGAATGTCAATAGCTTACGCAACCGTTCCGGAACGGTATGCCATACCGTTTCGAAACCAGGAACAGGAACAGGAACAGGAAAGTACAGCGTGCGCGAGGCGTCAATTGTGCTAAATGTTCTACGGGTTGGGGTTACGCCGGTTACGCTGGCGCTCGCGGTGGTGCTGATCAATGAAGTCAGAAGGGCCGTGCGTTAGGCGTGCGTCCACGTGGCGCGCACGTGTGCCGTCCGTGCGTCCACGTTTTCATGCGTGGTATCCACGTGTGACGCTAGACAAGACAAGCAAAGCCAAGACAAGCCAAGACAAGAGTCGTCGTCGTCCACGTGGCACGCACGGCAGCCGCGGCGTGGATAGGATCGTCGGTTTGACAAACGGCCGGCATGTGGTGTAGTGCGTCGCGTGACGGCCGCCACTTCTCCCCGAGTCCTCCGTGCCTCCTCCACGTCGAGGGCTGACCAGGCGCTACCGGCACCCCCGGCCCGCCGGGGTGACTGTTTCGCCGAGGTGTTCGTGAAGGCCAAGTCCTCGCAAAGTGTCACGCCTAAAAGAGTTCCGGCCTTTTCGGTCGAGAAGATGGCTGAGGCGATCCGGCTTGCGAAGGGCAACATCACGGCTGCTGCGGACGCTCTCGGGTACTCACGCGAGACGCTGAGCCGGCATGTATCCAAGCACCCGGAGCTGCAGGCGGCCAAGAACGTCGGCGAGGATCTGCGGCTCGACATCGCCGAGACGATGTTGGACCGGGCCGTAGCGAACGGTGAGGCCTGGGCGATCTGCTTCTTCCTCAAGACCCGAGGCAAGGCGCGCGGCTACACGGAGCGGCACGAGGTCACCGGGTCCGATGATGGTCCGGTGCGCTTCACGATCAAACTCGCCGACTGATGCGGACGATCGAGTACGAACGGCCGCCGCTGACCGACTACCAGAAGGCGGCGCTCTTCTGCCCCGAGCGATACGCCGTAGTCGAAGCCACCACGAAGGCCGGCAAGACTGCCGGCTGCATGGTGTGGCTGGCAGAGCAAGCGATCCTCGGCAAGGACGGCCAGAGCTTCTGGTGGATCGCGCCGATCTTCCCGCAGGCCAAGATCGTCTATCGCCGGCTGAAGCGGGCGCTCAGCGAGCAGCTCTACACTGCGAATGAAACCGAACTGACGATCACGCTCGCCAACGGGGCCGTGATCTGGTTCAAGGGCGCGGACAAGCCCGACTCGCTCTACGGCGAGGACGTCTACGCGGCGGTGATTGACGAGGCCAGCCGTTGCAAGGAGGAGGCGTGGCACGCGGTTCGCTCGACGCTCACGAAGACTCGCGGGCAGATCCGCATCATCGGCAACGTCAAGGGCCGGCGCAACTGGGCCTACATGATGGCCCGCCGAGCCGAGCAAGGCGAGCCGGACATGCGCTACGCCAAGATCACGGCCTACGACGCGGTGAAGGCCGGAATCCTGTCCTCCGAGGAGATCGAGGACGCCAAGCGGGTGCTGCCTGAGCAAGTCTTCCGCGAACTGTACGAGGCCGAGCCCACCGACGACGGCGGCAACCCGTTCGGCCTGTCCGCCATCCGCTCCTGCATCGGCCCGCTCTCGACGGCCGAGCCTGTCGCATGGGGCGTCGATCTTGCAAAGTCCGAGGACTACACCGTGGCGATCGGACTGGACGCAGCGGGCGCGGTGTGCAGGTTCGAGCGATGGCAGGGCCCGTGGGGGCAGACGCTAGATCGAGTTTCGCGCTTGATTGAGCACGTGCCAACAGCTTGCGACGGAACGGGCGTTGGAGATCCCGTGACCGAGGCTCTCCACTCCCGCGGCCACGCTAACCTTGAGTCTGCGGTGTTCACCTCGAAGTCGAAGCAGCAGTGGATGGAAGGGCTTTCGGTCGCCATCCAAACGCAAGCCATCCGCTACCCGGACGGCCCGATCGTTCACGAGCTCGAATCGTTCGAGTACGAATATTCGAAGACTGGCGTGAAGTACTGCGTCGAAAGGGATGCTCGCGTTTTGACCGCCGACCTCCGGCACGTTAGGGCTGGCGATCTCGTAGCCGGCGATGTACTGGCGGGCTTTGACGAGTTTCCTCCGGCCAACCTGATCTCACGCCAGTGGAGGGCCGCGACGGTCATTTCCGCGGAGCTAATAACGAAGCCATCCTACCGAGTGATAACCGAGGACGGTACTTCTGTCGTGTGCTCTGAGGATCACTTGTGGCTTGTTCATACTGGCCCGAATGGGCTTCAGTGGAGGATGACTAGCCAGCTTCGAGGAAAGCATCCGACCTCGTTGTCTAAGAGGTTTGCACCTTCGCGCCTAGTCCGGCTTGTTACTCCATGGAAGGCTGAATGCAGCTTTTCTGCGGGCTATGTTGCCGGCGTTCTCGATGGGGAGGGAAGCCTGAGTCAGAGTCGCAGGCGCGACAGGGACAAGGACCAGTGGACGCTGCGTCTTGGCTTCGCGCAACGAAACAACAAGCTTGCGGAGATGATGAGAACGTCGTTTTTTGAGATGGGCATTGAATGGTCCGAGTGCGGTGGTAGCGGGACGAACGGCGATGTTATTGGATTTGGCATCGTTGGCGGGGCCGGCAAGATCATGGATCTACTTGGCCGCGTTCGACCACCGAGACTGCTTGGGCGGTTTGATGTCGAAAAGCTTGGCGCGGCGAGGTCAGCTTTCACTCCGCGGGTCGTATCTGTTGAGCCGGTTGGAGATGTAGAGGTCGTATCAATTCAGACATCGACCAAGACAATGATCGTAGAGGGACTTGCCTCACACAACTGCTCCCCGCCCGGCCTGCACGACGACTGCGTGTGCGCCCTAGCTCTCGCGGTGTACAAGCTGCGCCAGCCATCGGGCGTCCTGATGGGGTGGGCATGACGATGAACGGTCTGATTCCGAAGGTCTACCCGCTGCTCGTGTCATGCATCGAAACTGGCGCTGCCCATAGCGTTCGGCGCATCGAGGAGGCCGGCGTGGAGCTGGACTCGTTCGAAGCGCGCGAGATCATCTTGAACGAAGTGCTCGACGCCATCTGCGAGTCTTTCGAGATCGCGCAGGATGGCGAGGACTTGGAGATTCTTACGTGACGAGGCAAGCCCGCCGCGAGCTGCTAACCGCGCTCGCCTGGCTGCTCGGGTGGGCCTTCGTCACCGCATTCGCCGCCGCGCTCTGTGGCTATTCGGCAGTCATACTTTCAACGGGCCTGCTGCTGCTAGGGCTTGGCGGCATCCGTCCGCTCGCTCTGCTGCTATGGCACGGGCTGAACTTCCTGCCGCGAGGTGACGATTGAGCGCAGCCGCCCGTTCGCCTCGCCCGTGGGAGCCGGCGGTTCTCGAGATCGTCGCCCGCTCGGGCCAGGTCAAGCTTGCCGCCGAGTGTGCCGGCGTCAGCCGCATGGCGATATACAAGCGGATCGCAACCGCAGCCGAGTTCGCCGACAGGTTGCGTCAGGCCAAGGCGAGCTACACCG